TGGGGGCGCTCCGCTAACAGAAGAGCGGATTATCCGCATGGCAGGTGGCCAGCCTTTTGACCACATCCCCATGCACGTTGCAGGCTCTAGCAATAATCGGCCTGACGTAGACCACGCGCCACTGTACGATCTAGCGGTTGTCAACATCGCGCACTATCGGAACAACGCTGATCTTGAAGAAGCCGGGTTTATCACAGGCCAGCCCACGCTTCACTTGGACACAGGCGACACTAGCCCAGAAGAATTCTCCGAGCAAAACCCGAACGGGGTTCAGCTAGGCAGTCGCCAGGGCATTGTCACACAAGGCGGCAAGGTAGAACTTGTCCAGCCCGAAGAGCGTAACCTGCTGACTAATCTCAAAAAAGAGAAAGAGCAGGAGATGATCGGCATTGGCGCACGCATTGTCCAGCGCGGTGCGCCTAACGAGACAGCAGAGGCTGCGCGGATCAACGCATCCGCAGAGGCGTCAGCCCTTGACCAGATTGTAAACAACATCTCAGACGCGCTCACAGAGGCGCTGATGGACGTTGCACTTTTCTGGGGTATTCCAGTCGCGGATATTTTCTATCGACTAAACACGCGCTTCTGGGAAGAGGAGCTGGATAGCCAGCAGATGATGGCCCTAATCCAGCTTGGCGATACCGGAATCATCAACCGCACTGCACAGCGCGAGAGCATCCGCAAGGGCCGCATCCATATCCCGCAGGATATGTCAGACGAAGACTTGGACGCTGATAACGCGCTGCTATGAGTGCCGAGAAATTTCTGGTAGAGGCGTACACACGGCGTCAGGTATTTATCCAGCGGTTTGCTAACGGGACTTGGGAAGAACTCAAGCCGATCTTTAACAACATTGCCTCAGAGATTCAAAAGCGAATCAAACTGTCTGATAACGAAGTCAGGCAGAAATCGCTTGCCAGGCTTTTGCAGGATGTAGAAGCAGTCATTGAAGAAGGCAAGCAGGAGTTTGATAAAGAACTTCGGCAAAGGCTTACAGAGTTTGTTGAAGAAGAGATCGAGTTTGACAATCAAACTTATTCACAAGTAACGACCGAACCTGTAAGCAATCCTGATGAGTTCAATCACTCCGCAATCGTAGCAGGCGCAGTAGCGGCTTTGACGATTGGCACTGAAAACGAACAGCGGCTCACTAATGAGCAGATGAGCGACAGGCTCTTTAGCAATACCAGCAAGGAAGTCAAAGGCGTCGTCTCAACAGGCGTCATTGCACAGACTAACTTCACAGAATTGCTTAAACGAGTCAGGCAGAAAGTTGGGACAAAGCTGCCTAACATCGCACGGACAGTCGTTGCTACATCAACCAACAGCGTTGGCGCTGCCGCTAGAGGGGCATTCACGACAGCTAACGGGCTGATCTTCGGGGAAGAGCGGTATGTAGCCGTACTCGATGCTAGAACGACACTGACTTGTGCAGGGCTTGATGGAAACATCTACGCAGTGAATCAGGGGCCAAAGCCCCCGCTGCATTATAACTGCCGATCAACGAGGGTTCCGATCCCTCGCTCTCGGTTCATCAGGCCACAAGCAGCCAATCTGGCAGTTGGCAGGAATCAGACATTTGCACAATTTCTACGCCAGCAACCGCAGTCATTCCAGGATGAGTTTTTCGGCAAGTTTAGGAATGGTGCTGAATTGCAAAGGCTCGCTCAACAAGGTGGGCTAAACGTAAACCAACTTATTGATCCATCGGGCGCTCAGATGACGCTGCAAGAGATCAGAAACAGTTACCCAGTTGCTTGGGAACAGGCAAACCTTTAACCCGGCCCGAGGCCGGAAATCAACCATAAGCTAGGGGCTTATAACTATGGCAGACGAAAACGACAATCCTACTCCAGCAGAAGGCGCACCCACCGAGGGCGGCAAGACTTACACTCAGGAAGAAGTGCAGCGGATGATTGAAGAGCAGACATCCGGCCTGAAGAACAAAGTAGACGAACTTCTCGGTGAAAAGAAATCTGCATCTCAGCGAGCCAAGGAGCTAGAAGAGCAGCAGAAACAGCAGGAAGAAGAGCGTCTCAAGGAGAAAGAGCAGTTCCGCGAACTGTACGAGCGCGAGCAGGAGGCGAAGCGAGAACTCCAGGAATCATACGAAGAGTTCAAGCAGCGCATCCAGAAGCAGACAGTGCAGACCGAGGCCACCAAGCTGGCGGCTGAACTCACCCGCGACACATCGCGTAGTGAACTGCTACAGGAAAAGGCAGAACAGTACGCCAAGTATTCAGAGGACGGAGTTACTTTTGAACTTGGCGGAGTGCAGGTAGACAAGGAGAAAATCATTGCTCACCTGCGTGAGAAATACCCATTTCTAGTCGATGGAAGTGGGGCGACAGGCGGTGGAGCCGCAGGTCAACAGAACGGCGGGGCCGTAGCAACCAAGTCATTTTCCGAGATGACAGGTGCAGAACTCAGCGAACTTCGGGCAGAAAACCCGACTGAGTACCAGCGCCTTCGATCTGAGTTTTACGGCCAATAATAGGAGACTTTCATAATGGCTACTACTCGACTAAGCGACATTATTGATGTCACAGTATTCCGCGACCTCCCGCCTGTAGACGGGCCTGAGAAGACTGCTTTCTTTGAAAGCGGCATTGTCACCCGTAACGCCCTGCTTGATGAACTTGCAGGCGCAGCAGGAAAGACCGCCGAACTTCCTTTCTGGAAAGACCTTGACGGCTCTTCAGAGGTCAACTACAGCGACGACGACCCGAGCAACACGGCTACTCCTGAGAAGCTGGTTCAGGGCGAGCAGGTCGCTCGCAAGGCGTTCGTCAACAAGGGCTGGCAGGCAGCCGACCTTGCCTCCGAGCTTGCTCTAGGTGCTCGGGCTATGGATCGTATCCGTGGCCGGACTGACGCCTACTTTCGCAAGCAGTGGCAGCGTCGCCTGATTGCTACTACCAACGGCCTCATTGCCGATAACGTCGCTAACGATGGCGGTGATATGGTTGTTGATGTTGCTTCAGAGAGCATCTCTGGTCAGGACGCAGGCACTCGCTTTAACCGTGATGCCTTTGTTGAGGCTAACTTCACGATGGGTGATGCTCAGGGCGAACTCAGCGCGATGGCTGTCCACAGTGCCGTTTACGCACAGATGGTCAAGAACGATGACGTAGAGTTCATCCCTGACAGTCAGGGCAATCTCACCATCCCAACCTACCTTGGCATCCGTGTCATCGTAGACGATGGTATGCCTGCCGAGACTGGCGACACCGATGGTATCAAGTACACCAGCGCACTCTTCGGTGCCGGTGCATTTGGCTACGGTGAGGGCAACCCCGAGGTGCCTGTCGAGGTTGAGCGTTATGCCGATCAGGGCAACGGCGGCGGTATCGAAACCCTTTGGGTTCGCAATACCTGGCTCCTGCACCCCTTCGGCTATCAGGCTGTCGGCACGCCTTCAAACGGCCTGACTTTCACTCAGTCAGAGCTTGAGGCCGCTGGCACGATTGATCGTGTGATTGATCGTAAGCTTGTGCCTATGGCCTTCCTCGTAACCAACTGAGGAATGGTTAGTCGTGGCCCCTCTTCGGAGGGGCTATGCCTTTTAACACATAAACGGGGTTTATTGGAAATGGCGAATAAAGACGGCTTAGAGCCAAACAAAAAGATTGACTTCAAAACACTGCAAGACCTCCGGCGTAAGCAGCAGCAGCAAGTCAAGCAGGAAAAGTCAAAGCGCAAGCCAAACCGTCGCACTAACCGCGAACGCGCCGAGGTAGAGTTGGACGACATCGTTTCTAATGTCACCAGCAAGGCTAAGAAGGGCGATACAGATGCCGAAGAATAATCCAAAAGTAGAGGATAACGCTAAAGAGCGCGGCCTTCGGACGTTTGCTAGGCCAGACAGCTTCGCTTATCGCGTTCACTACGCGCAGAAGAAGCGGAGCTAGCACAGTGAGTTACAATGTAGAAGGCGTGTTCCGAGCAAGGTGGGAAGAAATCTAATGCCAGTCCAGCGTTGCCAAAAGAACGGACGCCGAGGCTATAAATGGGGAGAGTCCGGTAAATGCTATACCGGCCAAGGCGCTAAAGCAAAAGCAAAGCAGCAAGGCAGAGCAATTAGGGCAAGCGGCTACAGAGGTTAAAAAATGCTATACGGCACAGACACAGGTTTGCAGAATTACGCGACTGCTCGCGGTTACACGCTAGAGAAGACACCCTCTATTTTGCTGACGCTTGCCCACGACTACATTGAATCACTCTTATACATCGGGACTAAAACTGTAGACACTCAGCCCGATCAGTGGCCACGAAAGGGCGTAAACATTGACGGTATTGAGATTA